AAGCACTCTGGCTTTTCTCTTTCGAGAGTTTTAAATGACTGAATCATCTAATGATGTGATGACAGCTGTCACCAACCCGGTGCCTTGGGCACCTGACAACGATGTGTTGTCCCTTGCGTCCTTTCCGGGGACGTCTATCCTCCGTTATGGAGGTAAAGGAACGCATCTGTGCTTGTGCACGGAGCGTCAGAGGCATCGAAGCTTGTTCGATGTCAATTTGTTGTTCACTGCGAACAACCTTCTCGGGACGAGTGATTGTCCCGAAATCAGCGTTTGTCACAACGCTGAGAACATTTGGGAGTGCAAACTCCCTCGGTCCATTACGGGCCTGGAGAATCGGGTAGACTTTGAAAACCTACCTGACGTGAGGACTGCCATGAAAGTCCTCAATCGGGGTACCTTTTGGTACCGTCAGCTTGCCAAAGGCAAGTTTGCCTCGTGTCAGTTTACACGAAGGATGGCCCGTCTTTTGGCGGGCATGAATTCCCCTGAGGGGAAGGAGTCGTTCGGCTCCATTAAGGCCTCGAAGGTCTCTTCAGCCGCTGTGCAGCGGCTACGCAGTCTACTGGCAACGGTAGACGGTCTTCTTATGCAAGTCTGCCTTGCATTTCCTGGTTCCAGGGACTTCCAGTCCTGGAACAGAATTGATCAGATCCAGAGGAGTCTGATCATGCAACTCCTTGATGATTATTTCAAGGATCTCGACCCAGAGAGGGTCCTTACCTTCGAGAAGGTAAAAGCTCTCCGCAAGGAGATCAAGCGTGTGGGCTTCAATCCCGCACTTAACCTCTCAGAGGTTTATGTTCCTAGGGAACTTAGTGCAATGAAAGTTGCACTTTCGCTTGTCCAAGGACAAACGCCACTGGCCTACTTACAGGTCATGATCTTGTCTCAGACAAGAGCCTCGGGAGTGCCCCCGAGGGCGGTCTACGACCGCACACTGGCGAAAACAGTCGCCATACTGAGGACCCCGTCCTCAAAAGAACTATACCAAATAGTTCAGAAGCCCCTCCAGAGGGCTGTTCACCAGTTACATGGTGATTTCCTTGAGCGTCTTGGCTCAAGTGAAGAGCGGGAGAACTTCTTCTCCCGCATGGTAGAGTCAGCGAAGATCTCGCTGTCCGATAGTGGTGAATTCTTCACCAACGCCAATGATGGCGGGAAGCTCGAAGCTTCAAGGCGAGTTCTACTCGCGAATCCGGAAATCCCGGAAGTAGACCTGGAAACGGGTCTCTTAACTGGTAAGATACTTACCAAGGATTCGCCGATTGGCGAACGTCTTTTCCACTGGGCATGTGGAAAATTCCGTGTACGCTCTGAGGTGTACAAAAACAACAGCATGAGCTGTCGAATCTCCCTAGTCGCAGAGCTAGGGAAGTACCGGACGATAACTGTATCGTCCCTGCAGCATGCAATGCTGCTACATCCCATGTCACACATGGGATTGAAGTATCTGGAGGTCTTTCCCTCCAGCGAAAGCGGCATTGGTGCCGCCAATCACGCTTGGAATTTCTTCAAGCGTCTCTCGCACAAAAACCCTAGTGCGAGTTTTCTGTTCCGCGAGGGGCAGAACGAAACGTCGGTTATGAGCACCGACTGGTCACAAGCGACTGACTATTGTGACCCATACATCGCTGGTGCGATGTTAAACCTGACAACACAGTTGTTAGGATTTCCACGGTGGTACCGTGAAACGGCGCTTTTTGCGCTTACCGGTCCTCGACAAGTCGAGACCCTCGATCGAAACGGTGCGCCCGTCGATCATTTCTACACCTCTAGGGGTGTCCTTATGGGTGACCCTGTCACCAAGGTGGTTCTCCACCTCCATCACCTCGTAGGGAGGCGAATTGCGGGATTGCTCCTGCACGACATCTTCATTGAGAAGATCATGGACGATGAGTCCGATTCCGACTAAGTCGGCCGATGGGCATGCGCCCACGTGGTTTACACCATCTGGTCTTGGATCAGTGAGAGCTCAAAAGGCTCCTAATCCACCGAAAGGTGAAAGCGCGTCCG